GGTGGACCCGGAGATAGGGTTTTATATTATAAAAACTTTGGTGAAATGAGTGGCTCAAAAAACCCGTATACAGGTAAGTCTGTTTATAAAAACGAAAAACCTACAATCTTCACTGAAAAAACTGTTGGTGCTAAAAAATCAAAAATTATAGAAGGTGAAGTAATAGGTGATGAAAAATTAGTACAAGATAGTTTGTTTGAAAAGTCTATAGCAGACATACCTATAATAAATAGAATGATGAAAGAAACAGGTAAAACTGAAACAGAGGTTAGAGAAGCTATAGTTAGAAGAGCTAATGAAGGTTATGAACCGGGCAGTGCAAAACGTATGACTATCTTTGACGACGATATGATCAGAGCACATGTAGAAGTTCAAGATGCTGCTAAAGGAAGCAGAGAAGAGTTTGTAACTGAGTTGATGGAAGTATTAGACGATGGCATGTCACCGGGCATGAGAAAAATACTTGAGTCAAAAGGTTTTGCAAGACCGGGAGAAGGATCCGCAACAGTAGCTGCACGTATGGAAAATCAAGCCAAACAAATGCAAGGTGCATCACAACAAATTCAAATGATGACTGCAAGAGCACAAGAGATGCAGAGATTAGGTAGATTTGACGAAGCTGAACAAATAATGAAAGCTGTTGATGATTACAGAGCACAAGTAAACAAAATGAGACAAGGCGAAGCTTTTACGGATGATTTACCAATTCTTATTGACCCAACAAGAAAACCAAATGCAGCAGGTGGACGTGTTGGAAGATTTAAAGGTGGCATAATGGGATTGCTTAGAAGAATAAACCCTTTTTTAGAAAAAAACATGGTTAAGACAGGTCCTTTCCAAACAGGACACAGAGGTGACATCATAGGCGACATGCAGCAAATTAAAAACATTTCAAGAAACCCAAACACACACCTTCCTGAAATGGATGCTTTGTATGACATGGTGCAACAATCACCAAGGTATAATGAGGCTATGAGAGGCGCTATGATGAAACTAATTGATTATGAAAGATTTAGAGCAATACTATTAGACGATAATGATGAATTACAAGCATTGTTAAAAGCTGATCCTGAAGGAACAGAGAGTATGATAAGATTTTTGTTTGTAAAAGGTGGGTCAGAGCCTCAGTTTAGTCAAGGCGGTCGAGTTGGAAAGTTTGGCGGCGGTATCATGAATGTATTTAAAGGAATTGGTCAAGCAGCTAAACTTGCAGACAGAGGTATTAGACCGTTTGGACAAAAACAAACGTACAAACAAAAAGTAGTAAACAGAGGTGTTGGTGAACAACAGTTTAATGAGATATATGATCAGTTTATGAATAAAGTTCCTGATGAGGTTGTAGACGAACCAAGCGGTAAAGCTCTTCACACAGCTTTACTAGACGCAGAGGCTATAATAACAGGTCAAAAACTTGGTTTAATGAATCAAGAGCAAAGAGCTAAACTTGCATATGCAATGACGGAAAAAGTTAAAAAACAAATTTACCAAAACCCTGTCTCTGGTTTAAGTAATGATTATTTAGAATACATGGATGATGCTGTAGGAAGAATGGATGACGTGCTTCAAATATATGAAATGGGGGGTGACTTAACACCAAAACCAATTTTTGATGGTAAGGAAATAATCGGAGCTCAAATAGATTTTTCACAATTAGAAAAATTAAGAAACCAACCACCAACCGCAGAGTTTTTAGATTTTCTTAGAGGTGCACGAACACCAAAACCAGGAAGAAAAACACCTCCATATGGCACTAAAGAAATGAGTAATGTAATACCATTTAAACCAAGGGATAAAAAATCTATGGGTGGACAAATTGGAATAGGAAGTTTATTTAGGAGTAGATAATGGCAATAGATAAAGCACTAGAGAATCAAATCAAAGTTCCAAAAACTGTATACGACGAAGAAGTAGAGTTAATGGCAGAACAACCACAACAATTTCAAGAAGGTGGTGACGTTGATATTGAGATGACTGAAGATGGTGGAGCAGAAATTGATTTTGATCCAACCACAGCTGCAATGATGGGTGGACAAGAACATGAAGCCAACCTAGCAGAATTTTTAGAAGATGACATATTAACTGAAATTGCATCTGATTTAGAAAACAGTTACGACGAATACAAAGGATCACGATCTGATTGGGAAGACACATACAAAAAAGGTTTAGACTTATTAGGTTTTAAATACGATCAAAGATCAGAACCATTCCAAGGCGCATCTGGTGCCACACACCCCGTACTTGCAGAAGCAGTTACACAGTTTCAGTCTTTGGCCTACAAAGAATTATTGCCTGCTGACGGCCCTGTCAGAACAAAGATTATTGGCATGGTTGACGATGCAAGAGAAAAACAAGCAGACCGTGTAAAAGATTTTATGAACTATGAAATGATGTGTGAGATGAAAGAATACGAACCTGAGTTTGATCAGATGTTATTCAATTTACCACTATCAGGTTCTACATTTAAAAAAGTTTATTACGATGCAACTCTTGGAAGATGTGTATCTAAATTTGTACCTGCAGAAGATTTAGTTGTGTCATACACAGCTACGTCACTAGACGATGCAGACACAATCATACACACAATAAAAATGACATCTAACGAATTAAGAAGAAACCAACTAACAGGGTTTTATAAAGATGTCGATGTTGGCAGAGGATCTATGGACAGTGCTGACGAAGTTAGAGATGCAAAAGATGAAATAGAGGGAAGATATAGTAGTAATATTGATGAAGTACACACTTTGTTAGAGTGTCATTGTGAATTAGATATCGAAGGGTTTGAAGATATAAGTCAAGCAACAGGAGAACCATCAGGTTTAAAACTACCATATATTGTAACTATTGAAGAAGACACAGGCACTGTGTTGTCTATCAGACGTAATTTTGCACAGAACGATCCTGCTAAACGCAGAAAAGATTATTTTGTGCATTTTAAATTTCTACCAGGACTCGGATTTTACGGGTTCGGCTTAATCCACATGATCGGCGGCTTGTCCAGAACTGCAACAGCAGCGCTAAGACAACTTTTAGACGCCGGCACCTTGTCAAACTTACCAGCCGGATTCAAGATGCGAGGCATCAGGGTCAGAGACGAAGCTCAACCGTTGCAGCCGGGCGAGTTCCGTGACGTTGATGCACCTGGTGGAAACCTTAGAGACGCATTCATGCCTCTACCGTTTACCGGTCCAAACGCCGTGCTTCTACAACTACTGAGCACGGTTGTAGAATCAGGACAAAGGTTTGCATCAATTGCAGATATGCAGGTTGGTGATGGCAATCAAAGCGCAGCGGTGGGCACGACTGTTGCATTATTGGAACGCGGATCGCGGGTTATGTCAGCGATACATAAAAGATTGTATGCAGCAATGAAACAAGAATTTATGTTACTTGCAAAATGTTTTGTAACTTATTTACCACCAGTTTATCCATACGACATTGTTGGTGGTCAAAGACAAATATTTCAAACAGATTTTGATGACAGAGTAGATATTATACCTGTAGCTGATCCAAACATATTTTCACAAACACAAAGAATTACAATTGCACAAACAGAACTACAACTTGCAATGTCTAATCCAAAAATGCATAATATTTATCATGCATACAAACACATGTATGAAGCGTTAGGTGTAAAAGATATTGATCAATTATTACCACCACCGGCTCCACCGGTGCCAGTAGATCCAGCAACAGAAAACGTAATGTCGTTAGGTGGTAAAAAATTTCAAGCATTTCCAAAACAAGACCATCAAGCTCACATGAGAGCACACTTACAGTTTATGGGTACTCTTGTTTGCAGAAACAACCCACCGGCTTTGGCCGCATTACAAACAAACTGTATGCAACATATACAGTTGATGGCTGCAGAACAGGTTGAGCTTGAGTTTGCTGAGGAGATACCAAAACTAGCACAGTTGCAACAGGTACTACAACAAATGCAAATGCAAGCAGGTAATAATCCGCAAGCAATGCAACAAATGGCACAAAACCCACAAATACAGCAAATACAAAAAACTATGCAAGAAGAACAACAAAAAATGGAAGCTAGAAAATCTGTGTTAATTTCAGAATTTATGGAAGACTATGCAAAAGCTGAAAAAGAGGTATTGAATAACATTGAAAACGACCCTCTACTAAAACTTAAAGACAGAGAGTTAGATCTTAAAGCTAGAGATAACATGAGAAAAGAAGAAGAGGGCGAGGACAAATTAAATCTTGAAAAGATGAAAATGCTACAAGCCAGACAACTAGCAGAGGAAAAAATGGAAGAGAATGACAAACACCAAAAACTTAGAGCTAGCGTATCACTTGCAAAAGATGGTATAAAGAATATGCAAGCTACAATTAAGGAGGGCAGTTAGTGGATAAAGAAACGTTATATGCTTTATTGGGATTAGGTATAGGCGGCCTAGGTGGTTACTTTGGACAACAATCTTTAAACAAAAGAAGAGCTAGTAATCAACTAAGTTTTGAAGAGCAGGAAAAATTAGCCAAAATATCAGCAGGTATTGACCCTGAAACTAATTTACCTTTTGGTCAAAAACCAGAAGAAGAAGGACCAAATAACGAAAAAGTACCGGTTGGAGAGCAAATTCAGCAATTAATAGATGCAGCTGAAGGCAGCGAATTATACAAAGATTTTGTGCAACAAGAAAGTAATGACCCTAGATTTGAAGCGCCAACTCCAGACCGAACTCTTTTACAAGCTCTTGCTGAAGAAGGAGAAGATTTATTGTTTGGTAATGTTGATTATGAGGATTTAGGAAAAATTGTACCCGTGGGTAATTTAGATCAAGATCTTTATATGCCTTCTGAAGCTAATAAAGTTCTAACTACAGCTGGCAATATAATTCCACGAACCACAGCTACTGAAGAAATAGCAGGTCTTTCTCAAACACCAGAGGGTGATCCTTACATCGCACTAGGTAGTGACGGTGATATCTATTTACAAGGCCCAGCTCTTCAATCAGATATTATGTTAGGAGGTCCTACGGTAGATCAACGTGGAACTGAGTTAGTAGATAATCCTCT